AATATGGGTGGGGCTACGTCCGGTTGGGTTGGCGAGGAACAGGATCGTCCGGGCACGGCCACGCCGACGCTGCGTGAGATCGCCATTAATACCGGCGAGATCTACGCCATGCCCGGTGCGACGCAAACCTCGCTCGACGATGCCCGCATCGATCTTGCCGCTTGGCTGGCCGACGAGGTGTCGATCGAGTTCGCCGAGCAGGAAGGGGCAGCCTTTGCAAATGGCGATGGCATCAACAAGCCGCGCGGCATTCTCGCCTATGACACGGTGGCCAATACTTCCCATGTGTGGGGCAAGCTTGGCTTCATCGCTTCCGGCAAGGCCGATGGCTTTGTAGCTGCGACAGCTTCTGCCAGCCCCGCCGATGCGCTGATCGATCTCTATTATGGCCTGAAATCCGGCTATCGGAATGGGGCGTCGTGGCTGATGTCGGATGCAACCATGAACACGGTCAGAAAGTTCAAGGATGCGGAAGGGGCTTATATCTGGGCACCGCCGTCGGGTGCGGCGGAAGTTGCCACCATTCTTGGCAAGCCCGTTTACACCGACGACAACATGCCGGCGGTTGCTGCCAGCGAATTCCCCATCGCTTTTGGCGACTTCAGCCGCTCCTACCTGATCGTCGAACGCATCGGCATCCGGGTGCTGCGTGATCCGTTCACCTCCAAGCCGAACGTCCTGTTCTACACGACCAAGCGTGTCGGCGGTGGCATCGTGAACTTCGAAGCCCTGAAGCTGCTGAAGATCAGCACCTGATTATCGGCGTGATCCAGCGGTAGGCGGCCATCACACTGTCAAAGGACGGTCACCCGCTTCTAATCCCATTCATCGAAAGGACTTTTGTCATGAAGGACGGTATCTCCGGCCTCGGCCTCGTTGCATCGCTGGTTCCCGCCGTGGTCACCGCCACCACCAAGGGCAGCCATGCCGATCTGCAGGGGTTTAATTCCGCAACCCTAATCATCAATACCGGCGCGATTGCTGGTGATGGTCTTTACGTCATCACCATCCAGGAAAGCGACACCACCACGGATGGCGATTTTGCCGATGTGGCGGCCGGCGACCTGCTGGGCACGCTTCCTGCCGCGCTCGAGGCCAACACGGCTTACAAGCAGGGCTACAAGGGTACGAAGCGCTACATCCGCGCCGTCATCACCAAAACCTCCGGCACCTCGATTGCCGCCGCTGCGGTCTTTGCGCTCGGCCATCCCAACGACGCGCCAGTTGTCTGATCGGCCAAGGCGGCCAGACGGCTAGCAACGCTGCCCTTCTTGCCGCCCATCAATCGTCCGAAACCTGGTCGCTTCTCTCTCTTATATGGACCTGAAACCGTGCTCACACCTGTCCGTATCGTCGCCCCGGCCAACATGCCGGTGTCGCTGGCCGAGGCCAAAGCCCATCTGCGTGTTGATCATGATGACCAGGACGATTTGATCATTGCCCAGATCAGGGCGGCGACCGCCTGGCTCGACGGCTGGTCCGGCATTCTCGGGCGGGCGCTGATTACCCAAACCTGGCGACAGGAGTTCGGCCGCTTTGCCGATCACCTGCCATTGCCACTGGCGCCGGTCATCTCGATCGACAGCGTCAGCTACTTCGATGCCGGCAATGTGCAGCAGACATTGGACACCGGCGTCTACGATCTGTTTGCCGACGCGCGCGGTGCCTATGTCACCCGGCGGTCAGGCCAATCCTGGCCGGCCACCTTCCGTCGCGCGGATGCCGTCTCGATCGTCTTCACCGCCGGCTATGGCGCGGCGGCCGACGTGCCGGAGCCCATCCGCCAGGCCATCCTGCTCATCGTCCAGCGCCTGTTCGATGGTGCAGACACCAGCATCGATGTTGCCATTGACCGCACCGTCCATGCCCTGATCGCACCCTATCGCAGAAGCCCGATCTGATGGCCAGGATCACCGCCAATGCCCTGCGCGACCGCGTCCGCCTCGAAAAGCGCGAGGAGATCGATGATGGCTATGGCAACACCTATGGCCAGTGGGTGCCACAGTTCGAGCGTGACGCCTGCATCCTGCCCTCCAAGGGCGGCGAGACGGTCATTGCGTCGCGCCTGCAGGAGGTGCAGCCGGCGCTGATCATCGTGCGCTTCGATGCCGAAACGGCAACCATCACCGCCGCCTGGCGCCTGATCGAAATCCGCTCGGGCACCGCCTACAACATTCGCACCGCCGCCGACATGGAGTGCCGCCGCCGCTTCATCACCATGCTGTGCGAGGCCGGTGTCGCGACCTGACGCGCGCATTGTGTCATCGCTCGGCAATCTCGCGAAAGGATCATCATCATGACCACCAACGTGCTCTCCGGCGCGGCGATCCCGGCTGCACCAGACAAGTATCATGTCTATCGTCCGTTGCTCGATCTGATCGGCTTTGCCGAGGGCACGGACAGGAAGCGTGGCTATAACGAGACGCTGGCCTACGGTGCCTTCACTGGCGGCGACGTCAATCTCGTCACCATGACACTACAAGAAATTGATGCTCTGCAAACCCGCATGCTGAAGCATCCCAAGAACCGCTTCAACTCGTCAGCCCTCGGTCGCTATCAGATGGTGCGCACCACGCTGCGCACCATCCGCAAGACGCTTGGTCTACCAACGTCCGCCCTGTTCGACGCCGCCATGCAGGATCGATGCGCCTGCTATCTCCTCGGCCTGCGTGGTATCGACAAATATCTCGCAGGGCGACTTTCCCAAGATACACTCATCAACAATCTCGCACGCGAGTGGGCCTCGCTCCCGACCACCTCCGGCAAAGGTGCTTATGCCGGCCAGAACGCCGCTGTGAACCCAGACCGGGTGCGCCAGATCTTGGCTCAGGTAAAGAAGCGCCACCATGATACCCAGCCTGTCCGTGAAATCCTGGTGGAACGGCAAATCGACAAGCCGGTCGTGCCGATCACCGTCGACGCTGAAATCCGCAAGCGCACCGATCAGTGGAGTTGGATCACCACCATCTTTGGCTCGGGTGGTGCAGGCCTTGCAGCTCTCACCGGCATGGACTGGCAGACCGTCGTCGCGATCAGTGCACTTGCCCTTGGAGGGCTCACCATCGCGCTGCTGTTGCGGCGCCAGATCGTGTGTGCCGTGAAAGATGTACGCAGGGTGATTGAGGGGGTGACTTAACACTCTACGAAGCTAATTTCGTTTTTCTATTTACTCACTTGAATCCAAATGCCGAAGAGCTTCAGCGAGAGGGGTTGTTTTCAGGTTAGCTCTCTGACCCTGTGCCTGGAGTCATGCGATTTTACAAAGTCAGCATGATATCAAAACAGCCGGCTTTTTATAGCTTATGCGCACAGTTAACGAGTGAACCATGTGTAATTGACGACTCAGACAGCGTTGGGTAGTCTGAGATTTCCACCAGGGGTGTCCCGTCAAGGGGCTGAGATTCTGCTGGGCCGCAAGGCAGCGCAGTGACCCTATGAACCTGATCCAGTTCATGCTGGCGTAGGGACGGTGCTGATGCCTTCTCGGCCGCATACGGGAATCGGGCATGCATTTCCTCTCGTCAGCGCTGGTCTCCATAGCCACGACACGAGGAACCTCGAAATGACGTCCAAACAAATCCCGACAGTTACGACCGGACCGCTGCCTGCTTCGTCTAAGGTCTTCAAGCCCGGTGTGCTGTATCCAGATATACGCGTGCCCATGCGCGAGATTGCCCTGCATCCCAGCGCCGGCGAACCACCGGTGACAGTATATGACTCCTCCGGTCCTTATACCGATCCCGGTGTCGAGATCGCTATTGAGCGTGGCCTGCCGCGTTTGCGTGAAAGCTGGATCATGGCGCGAGGCGATGTTGAAACTTACGACGGGAGACAGGTCAAGCCCGAGGATAACGGCTTTGTTTCCGGCGACCGGCTGGCACCTGAATTCCCTACCCGGCATCGGCCCTTGCGGGCATCTGGTGGCAAGGCCGTCACTCAGCTTGCCTATGCCAGGGCAGGCATCGTTACACCCGAGATGGAGTTTATCGCTATCCGTGAAAATCTTGGCCGCAAGGCTGAGCGGGAAGCACTGGCGCGAGACGGTCAGGATTTTGGTGCATCTATTCCCGATTTCGTCACGCCAGAATTCGTGCGCGATGAAGTGGCACGTGGACGGGCGGTCATCCCATCCAACATCAATCATCCCGAGGCCGAACCAATGATTATCGGCCGCAATTTTCTGGTCAAGATCAACGCCAATATCGGCAATTCGGCGGTAACATCTTCGATGGCTGATGAGGTCGAGAAGATGGTTTGGGCGACACGCTGGGGTGCGGATACGGTGATGGACCTGTCTACCGGGCGAAATATCCATAATATCCGCGAATGGATCATCCGTAATTCGCCCGTTCCG